TGCAGTTTGATCGTGGTTATAAATCACATTATTTTGTTACTGATAATAATACAATGACTTGCCATTTAGAAGATACACTTATTTTAATGGCAGATAAAAAAATCACCCAAGTAAAAGAATTACTTCCCGTATTAGAAGCAGTATCAAATCAAAATAAATCACTTTTAATTGTAGCAGAAGATATTGATAGTGAAGCATTAGCTACTCTTATTGTTAATAAAATGAGAGGTACTATTAAAGTAGCAGCTGTTAAAGCTCCTGATTTTGGGGATCGTAGAAAATTAATTATGGAAGACATGGCTGTTCTAACTGGTGGTCAAGTATTTAGTACTGAAAAAGGTATGAAACTTGAAAAATTTGAATGGAGCTGGTTTGGGGAAGCACGTGCCGTAAACATTACAAAAGATGAAACAACTATCGTTGATGGAAAAGGATCAGCTGAATCAATACAAACACGTATTGAGGAAATTCAACACCAAATTGAAAAAGCAACGTCATCATTCGAACAACAAAAACTCCAAGAAAGGTTGGCAAAATTCGTTGGAGGAGTAGCAGTAGTTCATGTAGGTGGATTAACTGAAACTGAGATGAAAGAAAAGAAAGATCGTGTTGATGATGCCTTACATGCTACTAAAGCAGCCCTTGAAGAAGGAATTGTTCCTGGAGGGGGTGTTGCATTATTGTATGCTTGTCAAAATATTGAAATATCAGATATTGGTTCAGGAATTGTACATAAAGCATGTGGAAAACCATTTGAACAAATTTTATCAAATGCTGGTTATGACATAGTTGAATCCCAAATGTTAGCAATGAATTTACAAATGGAAGATTCAATATGGGATGGTTATAATCTTAAAACTCGAGAAATTGTAAATATGAAAGAAGCAGGTATTATTGATCCATCAAAAGTAACCCGCACAGCATTAGAAAATGCCGCTTCAGTTGCAGGTACTATTCTTCTTACAGAATGTGTGGTTGTTGACAACCCAGATAGTAAAGATGAAGTAGACCCTATGGCTGGAATGATGGGAGGAATGATGTAAAAAATATTAGGTTATGAGTAAAACAGAAGTTATAGAAAAACTCCATGAGATAGCTCAACGTGTCCCCCCTGGGGACCGTTGGGAAGTCGATGGTGTAAAAGAAATTCAAAAATCACTTACTAATGCTTTGGAATCATGGTTTCAGATAGCTAAGGTAAAACCATCAGCATTTCGTTTAGATTTGGCTAAGGGTAAACTTTTTGCTATATTACCTGATGAAGTAGAGATAGTAGAACCAGAACCAATTAAATATTCAATTTACGGAGATGAGTAAAAAAATAAATACACTTTGGGTTGAAAAATATCGTAGTGCTGATTTAAATAGTTATGTAGGAAATTAGACAATTAAAACAACAGTCGATAAATACATTAAACAAAATGACATTCAGAACTTTTTATTCTATGGCCCTGCAGGTACTGGGAAGACTACTCTTGCTAAGCTTATCGTTAATAATTTGGACTGTGAATATCTTTATATTAATGCCAGTGATGAACGTGGAATTGATACTATTAGAGATAAGGTCTCAAGTTTCGCAGGTTCAGCATCGTTTGCTCCCCTTAAAGTAATTATTTTAGATGAGGCTGATTTCTTAACAATCCAAGGTCAGGCCGCTCTTAGAAATGTAATAGAAACTTATTCACGTACTACTCGTTTTATATTAACTTGTAATTTTGTAGAACGTATTATTGATCCTTTACAATCTAGATGTCAAGTACTTAAAATTGTTCCCCCATCAAAACAAGATATTGCTTATCATCTTGTTAATATTTTCAAGCAGGAAAAAGTTGATTGTGCTGCTGATGATTTAAAAATAGTGGTAAATCAATTCTATCCTGATTTACGTAAAATGCTTAATACTCTCCAATTATCCATCCAAGATGATGAAGTAGTATTAGATAAATCTATACTTGTATCATCTAATTATATGGCTCAAGTACTTAAAGAATTAAAAAATGCTAAACCGAATTGGAGAGAAATTAGACAAATTATCGCTAATGCAAATGTCAGTGATTTTGAGGAACTTTATCGTTATTTGTATGATAATGCTTCTATATACGCAAATGGAATGGAAGGAATGGTTGCTATTTACATCAACGAGTATAGTTATCAGTCTAATTTCCGTATTGATAAAGAAATTAACGCAATGGCACTCATCCAAAAATTAATAGAATTAAAATGAAACAATTCTTAGAACATAAATATACCAAACTATTATTTAGTCTATCAATTATGGGTTCAGCAATACCCTCTATATACGCTGATTTTACTACAGGGCATAGTGGTACTTGGACTCATTATGGAATGGTAATAACTGGTATTTTGTATTTTATAGAATCATCTTTATGGACTTTAGATTTATGGAAAAAGAACAATTAAAAAAAGCACTTGAATATTATGAAGTTTTAATCTTTGAAAATAAAGATTATGATATAAACGACTTTTATAATTTAAAAAGAGAATTACTAAAAGGTGAGCATCTAGATTTAATTCAAATTTTTGAAGTGCTAGAAGCTATGGTTGAAAAAAGACATAATGATCTTATGAACCGTAGATTAAACCTGTTAACTGTATGGTCTACAATATTTCTCCCCTTATCATTTTACACTGGACTTTGGGGAATGAACTTTGATGACGTACCTTTAATATCAGATGATAATGGATTTTGGGTTTTTACAGGATTAACAATAATTACAATAGGAGCAATGTTTGCCTACTTTAAAAGAAACAAATGGATTTAATAAATTAATAAAAAACAAATGAATCAAGCACAACAACCTCAAATTGATTTGAGCAAAACAACATCAGTCGAAACTCCAAGTGGATCTAAAATCTGGCAGCAAGGAGTAATTTTACGTAAAGTATCTCGTTTCGTAGTAGGAGCAGATGAAGATGGTCTTATTCCAATTCCAGTATTTTACGATTCAGAAACCGGAGATATCTTATTAGATACTCTACCTAAAGAATTAAGAGAAGAATATAAGTAATGAATTTATTCGATTGGCTTAACGAAATTACTTATACTAAACGAGATTGGAATTCCTTTACTGAGGATGAACAATCTTCGTTTAGTCCTTATATTGTACATAGGTACGTAAGCATGTATTATGGTTATGTTGATATAGCGAATATTGCTCAAAAGTTACCAATGACTGAGAGTGAAAAGATTTATACTATATATAAAACTATGTTACCTAAGAAAAAAATGTTTTTAAAATATATTAAAAGTAAAAATAAAAAAAGTAACAAAGAATTACTACAGTATATCTCAGAATATTTTAAATGTTCATTTAGGGAAGCTAATAGTTATATTACTATATTGAAAAATAAAGGAATTAAAAGTATTCTAGAAGAGATGGGAATTAACGAAAAAGAAATTAAAAAATTACTAAAAAAATAAAACATGAGTAAACTAAGAAACATGCTTTACACATCAGCCATTTCCGATAAAGCAAAAGCACTATTAACTTTAGAATTACTAGAAAAAAACCCAGCAGGAATTGGAGACCATTCAACAGAAGACTTCTATAAAAATGCTGAAGAAGCACTCTCTATGTTAGCTGATGCTGATGAGAGATTAGAAACAATAGAAAAATATTTAGATCAAAAACAAGTTATTTAAATAAAATGTCAGAAAAAACATATAAACATCCTGATTGGGAAGTAACAACAACAGGACAAGAAAACCCAGATTATATAACAGGAACTTATCCTGAGTCTAAAGCAAGTTATGATGAAATTATAGGTTCAACTGTAGGTGATTTTGAAAAAATATACCCTGAACTAGCAAAAGAATTTAAACAAATCCAGAAAGAACAATATGATTTGTTTGCTGGAAAAATGTTAGATTATGGATTAGGAAATATTGCTTTAGGGTCTACACTCACAGAAGATGAAGATGTACAGTGGTCATTGACTGGTATTTGGTTGCGTTGTAACGACAAGATAAACCGCCTAAAAAACATGCTTAATCGTAAAGGTAAAAATTATGTTAATGATGAACCCATGATTGATAGCTTTATTGATATATCAAATTATGGAATTATTGCCCAATTAGTGATGAGGGGCAAATGGAAGAAATAATTTTATTTGGTTACCTTAATCCTATTTCGTATATTATAGGATAAATAAATTGAAGTTTTGGCTAAAAAAAAGATACCCCAAATTGTAAAAGAAATAAGGAATAGGCCTAATAGAGAAGTTAATTATGCTACTGAAAAGGCTATTTCCTATTCTCAAATGTCAATGTATAGGAGTTGCCCTAAAAAATGGTCATTACATTACAGAGATGGTCATAAAATATCTGAACAGAGCATTCATATGACCTTTGGAACAGCAATACATGAAGCTATCCAACATTATTTAGATATAATGTATGAAAAAAGTGCAGCTGAAGCTAATAGAATGGATATTGAACAATACTTTGAGGATAGCTTAAGAAAGACTTACCTTGATGATTATAAAAAGAACAAAAATGTCCATTTTAGTGATCCTGCTGAAATAAATGAATTTTATGAGGATGGTTTAGAAATTCTTAGAACATTTAAAAAGAAAAGAGGACAATATTTTTCTAAAAAAGGATGGCATTTAATACAATGTGAGTTACCTATACTCACTACTCCTGATCCATCTTACAATGAT